TTTTAAGTGGTTTAGGTGACCCAATAGGAGAAGCAGCAAGACAATTAACAATGTCTATTGCCAGCAAGGTGGATAATGATGTATTAGCAGCACTAGATACTACTTCTTTAGTTTATTCAGCAGGAACAGCATGGGATTTAGATACAATATCCAATGCAATTGATATATTCAACGATGAAGATGATGAGCCAATGGTACTGATTATGAACCCTAAGGATGCAGCACAGTTAAGAAAAGCTGTTGCAGGAGATTGGGAAAGAGCATCTGACTTAGGTGATGACATAATTGCAAGAGGAACCTATGGAGCAGTACTAGGAGCACAGGTAATTAGAAGCAGAAAAGTACCAGAAGGAACAGCATATTTAGTTAAGGAAGGAGCTTTAGCAATATACATGAAACGAAATGTCGAAATCGAAAACGATAGAGATATCCTAAGAAAAACCACTGTAATAACAGCAGACCAACACTACGGAGCTCATTTATACGACGAATCAAAAGCTATCAAAATAACAGTTACAGGAAACGGCGGTGGAAGTACAGGAAACGGCGGTGGAAGTACAGGAAACGGCGGTGGAGGTACAGGAAACGTAGAGGGATAATTCCCTCTACCTTTGTCCTAAAGGAGGTTAATATGCTACTAAGAAGGTATCACAAGAAAAAAGAAACACCTAAAAAAGTCGAAAAGAAAACGGAAATAGATTATAGCTCATTAACTGTCAAAGAATTGAGAAGCTTAGCTAAAGAAAAAGGAATAGAAGGCTATTCTGGCATGAAAAAGGATGAGCTTATAGAAGCCCTAAAGGGGTGATTTAGTGAATATTTATAAGGATTTTATCAAACTTAAGCAAATGATAGATGAAGAAAACTACCCTTATTTTGATGACGAATATCTATTAGCAAGACTTGAACAAATAGACAAGGAAGAAGGAATAACTTTAGAAAGCATTGCAAGAGATTTATGTTTAATTAAGGCAGGAATAGAAGAAATAAAGCTAGGAGATATAACTATACCTAGTCCTAGAAAGCACTTTCTAATGCTAGCCAGCAAATACAGGCCTAATGCGACAGGTGTAACGGTGAGAGCAGATGAATACTAAATATTACAAAAAATACATTGAAAAGCTTATTAACTCTAATCCTGCCATTATCACAATAATAAGAAAAGAGGAAACTGATGATGGGTATGGTGGAGCCATCATAGAAGAAAAGGAAATAACTGAAACAGTAACCTTTTATGAAAGAAAAGCAAGAAGGGAAGTCTTAACAGACTATGGCCCAACGTATGTAGGCGTACAAGTAACAAAGATATTAGCAAAGCATGATGCAGATATTCAGGAAGGCGATACATTTGAGTATGGAGGGAAGAAGTATAAGGTACTATTCGTAAAAAATTACATGGATATTTGTAAGCAAATAGAGCTGGAAGTGATAGCATGAGAATAAAAGTAACAAATAAGCTAGATTTTAAAGCAGCCGAGCAGAAAATAAAGGCTGCAATAGGGCTTTATGCTGATACTGCAGCTAAAAAAATGGAAGGAGAAGCTAAAAAAAATGCACCTTGGACTGACAGGACAGGGAATGCGAGAAATTCTATTCAGGGAGATTTTGGATGGGAAGGAAATCAAGCGGTCATTACTCTATCAGGTAACATGGAGTATTCAGTGTATCTGGAATTAGCTCACGAGAAAAAGTATGCTATTCTCAAGCCTACAATAGATAGAAATGCTCCAGATATTATCAAAGGTTATCAAAAGTTGGTGAAGTGATGATAAAAAAGATATACAACCACTTAAAAACCAAAAACCTTAATCCTTATTTCCCTGGGCAGCATAGAGGTGAATGCGAGGAAAGGTTTTGTGTGATAAAAGAAAGTACACAAGTGCCTTATTTTAATACAAACAAATTAGGTTATAGGTTAGTGGATATTATCGTATTTGTACCTGCTAACAGTTATGTTAAAATAGAACAGTACGTTAAACAGATAAGGGCAGCTATGAAGGAATTAAAATGGCTAAGAAAAACAGGTAATGAAACACCTGTCATAACTGATGATGATAAGAAGGCTTATACAACGAGCATAGAGTATCAAATTATTAAGAAATTGGAGGGATAATAATGGCTTATGAAACTGTAAAAGAATTTCCTTTGGCGAATATAGTTAGAGTGGAAATTGAGACTGAGGAAGAAATACCAAAAAGATATAGACTTACAGATGTTGCGAGTGAGGCTGAGATAACTGCTTTTATTTCCGAAGGGGAAGAACAAGAGTTAAGGGTAAAGAATACCATCAAGGCACAAAATAAGACAGAGGATATAGTAAAAGGATATGACATTAGGCTTGTATCAGCTACTATGGTTCCTGAAATATTAGCATTAATTGACGGTGGAACATGGGATGCTACAGAAAAGAAATATTCGGCCCCAGTAGTAGGAAATCCAGTCAATAGAACGCCTTTTACTATGAACATTTATACAGAAGAAAAGGATATGGATGGAGGCACTTTATCTTATGTTAAATTTAGCTACAAACATTGCAAAGGAACACCTGTAAACTATAGTTTAGTCGATGGACAATTCTTTGCACCAGAATTAGTAGCAGAATCTAGACCAAAGCTGGGTGAATCTCCTGTTGAGTTTGAAATACTTGACGAGCTACCCGCTTAATTGTGGGTAGCTTTTCTACATAATCAAGGAGGGATAATGAATGAGTGAAGTAATTAGTATAGAAGAGTTAAGAAAGCAAGCAACAACTGTAATAGAAATCCCCAATTTTGATAATTCAGGAACTATAAAAGTAAGGGTACAAAAACCTAGATTGATGGCTATGGCAAGTCAAGGCAAGATACCTAATCACTTGTTAGGTATAGTAAATACTATGATGTTTGGGAACAAGAAAGAAAAGAAAGAGGTCAATATTACTGATATAGCAAAAACATATGAGCTATACTGCAGGGCTTGTCTAGTAGAGCCTGACTATGAGGAAATAAAAGATATTATCACAGATGACCAAATGATAGCAATATTTGATTTTGCTACAGAGGAGGTAAGTCAGTTAGATACCTTTCGTAACAACAAAGGAAATGCTACAAGTGATAATAATGGCGAACAAGTACGGGAAAAGACCAAGTGAAATGTTAAGCATTGATAATGATTATTTAGCTTACTGTTTTGATGAAGCAGCTTTATTCTTGGAGGCACAGGCTACTGATGATAAAGGACAGGTAAATTGGAATCGAATTAGATGGAAAGATGAGAAAAAAAAGAAATCTAATAAGGATTTAATTAAGTTTATTCAAAAACATAATTCAAAGCACCGATAATGTGCTTTTTCATGCCTTCATAAAGGTAGGTGAGAGAATGGCAATATCAGCAGGAAGCGTATACAGTGAATTGATATTAGACGGAAGTAAATATTTCTCTACTTTAGAAAAAGCAGAAAAACAAGCAGAAAACTTCCAGAAAAAGCTTGAAAAAACAGGCAAAAATATGGAAAAAGTAGGGGAAAACTTAAGTAAATATGTAACAGCTCCTATAGTTGCTATGGGCACTTTATCAGCTAAAGCAGCGATAGACTTTGAAAGTGCTTTTGCAGGGGTAAATTCTTGCCCTCCTTGCTAGAAATAGCAAGGTAATAAACCGGGCAAAAACGGTGAAGGCTAAGCTAATTATGGTATAATAAATATGAGGGCTAGGGTCGCTCCCGAAAGACAGTTTCCCGACTGTCTGCCCTCTTATGATATCGGGATAACAACTGCGGGAGGTTGTTAATGTGGGAAAAATCAGAAAGAATTGTGTTAATTGCGGTAAGGTTGTTGAAAGGTATCCCAGTCAAGTTTTAGGAACTGTTTACTGTACTAGAGAGTGTAGAAGTGAGTACCACAAAAAACATTTTACGGTTGTTTTTCATTGCCATAATTGCGGAAAAGAGAAACGAGTTAGAAAAGCTAACTTTAATTATGAAGGAAGAAATTTTTGTAGTAGAAAATGCAAGGATGAATGGCAAAAAGAAGGTTTAAAAGGTAATAATAACCCTTTTTATAACAAAAAACACACTTTAGAAACAAGACTAAAAGTTAGCGAAACTAAAAAATCTATGAACTTAAAGGGAGAAAAAGCACACAATTACAATAGACAACCTGTAATTTGTTCAGAATGTGGCAAAATAACATATAAAACTCAATACCTGATTCAAAGGAGTAAACATCATTTTTGTTCCTTAGAATGTCATGGAAAATGGAAGTCTAAATATAATGTAGGTGAAAACAATCCGAATTGGAACCCTAATTTAACAGCAGTAGAAAGAGAACGCGGGCGAAAATATCCCGAATATTATATGTTCATTAAAAAAGTAATGGAAAGAGATAACTTTACATGTGACATATGCGGTTTTTATGGTAAATGGGGAGAAGGATTGAACGTTCACCATCTAAATAGTTATGACTGGGATGTAAATAATAGAACAAATATAAATAATGGAATAACACTTTGCAAAGAGTGTCACACCGATTTCCATAAGATGAATGGATACGGAAAAAACACAAAAGAACAGTATATTGAATTCAAAAATAAAATGAAAATTAAGGAGAGTGTTTAGCGCTCTCTTTTTTAATTGCCATAATTAGTAGGCTAATACCGTGGTAACGGAGAACACCACTCCGCACCGTAGAGCGTAGGCGGTGAGCGTTAGACGGGAGCAATAACCCGCCCACGAGTGTCCGGCGCCCTAACGTGTAATGGCGAGGGCGAAAATGTACGCCGACCTTACGGGAAACCGTAAGAGGTAAGGAATAAAAAGCCCTTACGATAACAAAGTGAAGAAAAACAGTAGATGCAACGGAAGAAGAATTTGCAGCACTAGAGAAAGGTATAAGAGATATGTCAAAAGAAATACCTGCATCAGCTACAGCAATATCAGAGGTAGCAGAGGCAGCTGGTCAGCTAGGAATTGAAACAGAAAACATCCTTGAATTTACAAGGGTTATGATAGATTTAGGCGAAGCAACGAATCTTTCTGCAGAAGAAGCTGCTACATCATTAGCAAGGTTTGCTAACATTACTCAAATGTCTCAAAAAGACTTTGATAGATTAGG